AGGAAGGTGGTATCTTGACGTATAACCATGATGCTCTGAAGCCAGATACTGGTAATATCGTTAAGTGGTGTACAACTACTAAGGACCTTTCAACAGTTAAAGAGGGTGCTACTATCAACGATACTGATATTACGTTTGTAGACGTAGATATATAGGGTTAGTCTGGTAAAAGGATAATTAAGATAACTGACAATGCGGAAAGACGCATGACAGCCGGACAGCCGGCTATATCGCAGGTTAGAGAAGTGGTATCTCATTACTCTCATAAAGTAAAGGACGGTGGTTCGAATCCATCACCTGCAACAGAACATAAAGATATATGGATAAAGAAAAGCAATTAGAATTAGATATTGCCGACACCATCATAGATAGACCGAAAGGGTTCAGTGTTGGTCGTCGGCATTTTTACTTATATCCAGTTACCTTAGGCAAGGTTTATTTGCAGAAGAGGATAGTAGAGACACTTGACATCAACAAAGAGCTATTAATTGAGAACCCATACGCAGAAGCATTAAGACTCTCAGAAAGTAAAAAAGAAGAATGCTGTCTTCTACTATCATACCATACATTGCAAGGAAAGGAAGAAGTACTTGACAACAAAAAAGTACAAGAAAGAAAGAAATACTTAGAAGACAACTTAGGTAATGAAGACTTAGCCACACTTCTTATAACTTGTCTATCTGATGACAAATTAAGTGCGTATGTAAGACACTTCGGTATAGACAAGGAACAAGAAAGAATGGAGGAAGCTGCTAAAGCTAAAAATGATAGTGGTACACTCACCTTCGGAGGTAAGTCAATATACGGAACTCTAATAGATGCTGCTTGCGAAAGGTATAAATGGACTTTTGATTATGTCGTATGGGGCATTAGTATGATTAACCTCCAACTCTTATTGAAAGATAGTGTAAAAACAATGTACCTCACAGAAGACGAAAGAAAGAGAGTACACACAAATGATACTTCTATGGTAGATGGAAATAGCAAGGAATCTATCATGAATGCTATTAGTAGTATGAACTGGGGATAAGAAAACTTTGGTTACAAAATAGACAATATAAAAAAAGGTCATGGCAGGACTTAAATTCGATATAACGGGCGATAATGGCAATATGCTATCAGCTCTTCAGGGTGTTCAGAATGGAGTAAGACAAACGCAAAGGGTCGTAGAACAGAGTGGACAAGGCATTGAGCAAGTATTTTCAAAAGTTCAATCAGCTGCTGCCGCTGCTGCTGGTGCATTCTCTGCAAAGGAACTTGTAAGAAACGTATTAGAGGTACGTGGTCAATTCCAGCAGTTAGAGGTTGCGTTTACAACTATGCTCGGAAGTGCAGATAAGGCAAATGATTTGATGAGTCAGCTTGTTAGAACGGCAGCTACTACTCCTTTTGACCTTAAAAGCGTGTCTGAGGGCGCAAAGCAATTGTTAGCTTATGGCACCCAAGCCGATGAGGTAAACGAGACGTTGATAAGGTTAGGTGATATTGCTGCAGGCTTGTCTATTCCTCTGAACGACTTAGTTTATCTGTATGGCACCACCATGACACAAGGTCGTATGTTCACGCAAGACCTACGCCAGTTCCAAGGTCGTGGTATTCCTATTGCTGACGAGTTAGCTAAGATATTTGGTGTAACGAAAGATAAAGTTGGAGAACTCGTAACGGCTGGCAAGGTTGGCGCTGCAGAGGTTCAGCAAGCTATAGAGAATATGACTAATGCTGGCAGTCGCTTTGGTGGTCTTATGGAAGCACAGTCGCATACCATTACAGGTCAGATATCAAATATTGAAGACGCTATTGATTCAATGTTTAATGACATAGGAAAAGCAAATGAGGGTGTTATTAATGACGCTCTTGGTGGTGTTTCTTACCTTGTTGAACATTGGGAGGAGATAGGTCAGATTATTCTCAATGTTGCTGCTGCTTATGGTGTAGCAAAGGCAGCTGTTGTAGCATGGAGTACATATCAGAAGATTCATAACCTCCTTATGGAAAAAGCCGCTATCCAGATGGCTTTAGCTAAGGCTGAGGGTATTGCTTTGTCTGAATCTGAAGCTATGGCATCTGTTGCTACTATGGGATTCAAGAATGCTCTCAATGCCTTAAAAGTCGCTATTGCATCAAACCCTGTTGGCGCACTTACAGTTGCTTTGACAGCTGTGTTTACGGCTATGCAATTACTTGACGACGAAACAACGGAATTAGCAACAGCATCTAACAAATATGGTGAGTCAGCTGCAAGGTCCATACAAAAGGTTAAGACTTTGTCAGACGAAGTAAAAGGATTATCTAACTCTAATAAGACGGTTACAACAAGCACAAAGTTCTCAAAAGATATACTTGAAGAATTGAATCAAGTATTAGATGAGAGTGGTGTAGCAAGAATTAAGGAGGGCGACAGCATAGATACTGTGAATAAAAAACGTGAAATGGCTATCTCTCTGATTAAGGAAGAAGCTATCGAGCGTCAGAGATTGAACAATATAGATGCTGGAAATAAAGAGTTCGAAGATAAGGTTAATTCTGCTAACGAGCAGTTAAGAAAAGACCTTGCCAATGCAACTTTTGATGGTGTTGGAGATACAATAATAAATAAGATATTCGGTAGTGCTGACGAGGTGAGAAAGAAATCGGCTGCTATATTTACCGTTATCAGTCAGACCGTTCAAGAAAATGCTGACCTTATAGCAAATAAGACAGGTTCTGCTTACGACAAAGGACTTAATGAAATATATGGTAAGATAAGAGCGAAGATGGAGGCTATGGGCGTTAGTAAGGCTGCTCTTGATAAGACTTGGACTGATGGAGGTTGGTTAAAGCAAGACAACCTTGTACAGAAGTATATAGATTCTATTCAAGGTGCAACAGAAGCACATTATGATTATAATAAATCTGTAAATGCTGTAGCCGAATCCGAGAAAAGGGCTGCTGATAAGACGTTATCATTCTCTGACAAGGTAGCTGGTATATCACGTGCCTTACAAGGTCCTAACGATGGAGTGCATCAACTGTATAAGAATATTCAAAAGTTGATGGATAAGTACAAGAAGAATACTATCGGCTTTGAAATTCAATTCTCTGGTAAGGTGCCTGCATGGATGGATAAGATGGGAATACCACAACTTTCTTCTTTAGCAAAGAGATTCACTTCGTTAGGAGAATCTTTGAAAAAGGGACAAACCATGAATGTAAATGGCAAGACTTTTACAAAAGAGCAACTACTACAAAGAGGTGCGGACTATGCTTCTGCTATGGAGGCTAAACAAAAGAAGATTGATGCTGCGAAAAATAATAGTGAAAACAAAGGAAAATCAAATCCTATTGCCGAGCAGAAGAAAGCCTTACAGGAGCAGCTCAATTCACTTTCTTACCAAGAAGCGGCAGGTCGTAAGGGTTCTGAGTTAAGAAGAAAGATTAACGCCTTAGCGAAGAAGGAAAAGGTGTATTCTTCTTCTTATGATACAGACAATGCAAAGGAAGCAGAGAGAAAGGCGAAAGAGGCTGCTGATAAAGCTAAAAGAGCAGCAGAAGAAGCAGCAAAAAAAAGAGAATATGTATTTGAATCTAATGTAACAAGAAGAAACAAGGAAGAAGAAGATGCTATAAAAGCAGCAGAGGCAAAGGAAGAAGAACGTATTGCATCAATCACTGATGCAGGAGAGAAAGAACGTGCCGCTTACCAGCTGCAATATGATAAGACAATACGACAAGTACGCAAAGAGGCTGATGACCTACGTAAGGCAAAATATGACGAAAATAAGAGAGATTGGGATAATAAAAACACCGACAAAACAAAAGTTTATTCTGACACCGAAAAGGGTAAAAAGAATTACAAGGAGATAAAGCTCACCACAGACCAGGAAAGTTACTTACAATCGTTGATAAGTAAGGCGGATAAAGAATATACCGCACAGCGTAAGAAATGGCAGCAGGAAGAGATAAACACGCTCAACGAATATCTTAAAGAGTATGGTTCATTCGAGGAAAAGAAACTTGCTATTACAAAAGAGTACGAAGAGAAAATGCAAAACGCTAAATCTGTTGGAGAAAAAGCCACTTTACAGATGCAGCGTGATAAGGAGATAGAAAAAGCCAAAGAAGACAATGTAAACACAAGTATTGATTGGAATGGCATTTTCTCTGATTTGCAGGGTCATACGAAAGACTACTTGTTGGGATTAAGAGACCAATTACAGGACCTTTTAAGCAGTGGAAATCTTCCTATCGACCAAATGCAGGTCGTTTCTGAAAAAATAAATGCTATCGACGAAGAATTCGGCAAACAACAAGGTATTTGGAACTTCATAGGAGAAAAGACAAGAGAGCATAATAGAAGGCTTAAAGAAGCGGCAGATGCACAAGAAAGGCTAAATGTTGCCCGAAACCAGGAAGCCACCGAAGCATTGAGGCTCAACGAAGTAAAGCAGGAAGCGCAGAAACAATTGTCTTCTACAGGCATTAATATGTCATTAGGTGAAATCTCCACATCTTCGCTAAATGGTAAAATTGACCTTACAGATGAGAAGTTCAACTCTATGTCTCCCATACTTCAAAAGTTGGCTATTGCCGAAGCTAAACTTGCCGAAGCAAGAAAGAATACCATAACGGCAACGAACAAAGCGAAGCAGGCAGAAGACGGTGCAAAGCGCAAGTTGGCACAGGCTGTAGCAGACTGGTTCGACAATGCGCAAAAGTTCATCGAAAAGAAAGACATAGACCAGATACCCGACCTACTCGGCTCAATCGGTCTTGGCAAGGCTGGGGATAAGGTTTCCAAAGGTCTCGATGCGCTCAACAGTGCGGCAGGAGCAGCAGGAGACTTTGCAAGTGGCAATTATATCGGTGCAGCTCTCAAAGGAATTTCAGCCATTAAGTCTTTTGGTTCTATGCTTGGTATCGGTGGCGGCAACGAAAAGGAAGTCGCAAGGACAACCGAAAGACTAACAAAGTCTAATGAGGAGTTAGGGAAACGGATAGATAGCCTTTCTGAAAGAATAGGGAATTCGGCAGGGAATAAGGCTATCAATGCATACGAAACGGCACTCAAAGCGCAAAAAGAGATAAATGCCAATAGTATGGAGATTCTCAAAAAGCAAATGGGTTATCATTCCGCACACCACTCAAATAATTCATACGCAAGCGACAGCAAGATAGCATCTTATAACGGAGATGCTCAACGTGCTTTTGCAGCGGCAGGAGTAGACAGTGCAAATATAACGGGTCTTAGTTCTATTTATAGTCTATCCCCCGAACAGCTCAAAGCGATAAGAGATTTTGCTCCTAACCTGTGGAAATATCTCACCGAAGTAGGTAAGTATGACAAGAAAGAATATTGGGACGCAGTAGTTGAGCAAGCAGGAAAGACAGAGAAACTCACAGAACAAATAAAGAACAATCTCACACAGACATCGTTTGACAGTCTTAGAAGTTCTTTTTTGGACACTCTAATGGATATGAATGCTGATGCGGAAGACTGGAGCAACAATTTTGCAAAGATGTTATTTAAATCTTTGGTAAACAGAAGTATATTAAACGATGATTTCGACAAGTGGTTAAAAGATTTTCAGAACAAATGGGCAAAGAAACTATCTGATGGCGATATGTCGCAGTCAGACTATGAGGCTTACAAGTCCGAATATTCAAAAAAGATGGAGGAACTTAAAAAGAAAACAGACAACCTTGCATCTTATATGGGATATTCAGATGAAAATGCCGCACAGAAAGCCACTGCAAACGGAGTTTCGTCTATTACGTTTGAACAGGCAACTAACATTATCGCACTCACAACGGCAGGGAATATATCAAGAGACCAGACTAAGGAATTGGTAACGTCAATAGTGTCTAATCTCGCCTCGTTATCTTCATTCTCATCATCAACAAGTGTAACGATAGTAGAAATTAGGAACTTGATGATTACAAATAATAGTTACCTTGAAGATATACTAAAGAACTCAAAGAACATCTATAATGATTTTTCTTCAAAGATAGATAATATTAATAGGAATCTTAAAGAATTAAAATAGTATGCCAAAAGGACAATTAAAAATTAATGGGAAAGATGCTTATGAGACTTGGGGTATCAGTATGGATGATACGTCTTTATCGGCTTTGATGACTCCGCCAGGTGTTAAGGCATATATTTACAATGACGACAGAACTAAGCACGGCAAAGAATACTTGACGTCTCCTGTCTATGTTGATTCTCGTGATTTAACATTGCAATTAAACCTCACAGCTAAAAACGAAGAACAATTTTTCGCTCGGTACATTGCATTCTGCGAGTTACTTGCAAAAGGCGTTCTCGATATTGAAACTTCATTTCAACCTGGAGTTGTTTATCATTGCATATATCAGTCTTGTTCACAGTTTAGTCAATTTATGCGAGGTATTGGTAAGTTTGTGCTAAAGCTCACTGAGTTGAACCCAAATAATCGTAAATAGTTTATTTGAATTTCAAATAAAATTAATTATCTTTGTAGCTATGGTAATATACGACATCAACGATAGTAAAATATTTGAAGCATCTTTGACAGAGAGTGCAGAACACGAGGAAGAGTTAGGTAAATCTAACTTAGTACGTTTATCGTGGCAAAGTGATATAAAGATTACTTTGCCAGTAGGTGCGTATATAGTACCTTTTGATGATGGTATTAAATATCGCTTATTAGACCCGTATACACCAAATGAAGATGCAACGGCTTTCAAATACATTCCAGAATTTCAGCACCCGTTAATGTGGCTTAGCCGTGTGCCATTTCTCTATGATACCACAGATGCGGATAAGAACCCTATTAAGCAACAGGAATGGTCGTACGATGGATTAACGACAAATGCTTTACAAAAGGCTTGCGATGCAATCAATGAAGCGTTAGGAATAACGGAGAATAAATTTACTTATACTCTTTGCGGTAACGTTGATGCATCTGTTTCATTCTCCGTGTCAGCGAATGATATACTTTCTGTATTGTCTTCTATTGCTCAAGGTTGTAAGAATAATCCGTGCGAGTGGCATTTATCGTGGAAGCATAGAACATTATACTTTGGACAAGTAAGTATTAATCTGGGAGAAAATGTGCCAATTCTAAAAGCGCACGACAACATACAATATCCGTCTATCAGTGAGAGTAAAGAGAATTACTATAACTGTTTCTATCCGCAAGGCTCAACAAAGAATATGTCTCGCAAAGCATTGGTTGGAACAGGCAACTATGCTACGCTTGCAAGAATAGGATTGGATAAAACCATTTACCCCGATGGATATATATATATTGATGAGAATGGAAAGATAACCACTAAAGCAAAGTTTGAAGCATCTAAGGCTATTAAGCAAACGCTGGCTCTCTCCTTTGATGATGTTTATCCGCATATTGATTTATACGTGTATAACGTCCGTCAGGTAGTAAAGAATTTAAAGAACAGCCAAACTAACAAGATAGAATTGGATAGCAATGGAAAGGAGAAGACGTATACTATTTGGTATATAAGCCTCGCCTATCCCACTACTATAAAAGACAATACAAAGACACTCGTAAACACCACTAACGATAAAGACGAGCAAGGAAATGTAGTTACTCACTATTGGTATAGCTACGAGTTAGACGTAAAGAAGCAAGTACTACAAGGACACACTTTAAAAGGTTTCTTTAAGGTCAATACTCATACTACTGATGGAAAATACGATGCGCTTACGCAAAGTTTAGTAGGTCAGCCAAACGGACAAGATGGGTTTGAACTACGATACCACAAAGATGTTTCAGCATCTTCAGGAGAGTATGAGATTGTGAAATATCAAAGTGGAGATATTATTATTCCTACCAACGAAAACGAGGGTCTTTATCCACGTGGTAAGGATAAGCCTGATTACACTTGCAATATTGTTGTTCTCTTCAATATAGTTATGGGAGAGAATGAAACGAAAGCAGCACAAGAAGAATTGGCGGCACGTACCATAAAGGAGATAAACAGACGTACACAGGACAACAGCAACTACTCCTTTCAGTCCAATGCTGTAGAGTTTGCAAAGAGCAATCCTAATTTGTATATAGGACAAAAGGTTATATTCAACGATGGCAACGGATATGAATTAAATACACGCATTTTAAAGCTCATTACAAAGCTGGATTATCCGATTATACAAGAGATAACCGTTGGAAACCAAGCCGTAAAAGGCACTATATCGCAATTAAAGGAAGATGTAAACAATATCCTATCGGGCAATTTTAGTGGTGGTGGAGGCTTAAATGCGGCACAAGCAACTGAACTTATAAAGAATTATACCGACATACGCTTTCTTAGCAAATTAACTCCCGACACAGCACAGGAGCTGATTACCTTCTTAAAGGGTGTTGCTTTTGGTGGTGGCGCAGCTATTGATGGCGAGGGCAACGCTTTGCTGAAAGCTATCCAAACATTGGGATTTGAACGCACCATTAACGGCTTTGGTGTATGGCTTGACGATAAAGGGCGAGCGCACGGGCAGATTGATTATCTCGAAGTAATCGGCAAGGCTATATTTCGCTCGCTACAGATTGATGAGTATAAGCACATCGGGGGCAACATTGTGCTGTCAGGTGCAAATGCCGTAATAGAAAAGGTGGTGCCTGTTAGTGGTGGCTGGAAATGTTACTTGCACACGGACGATGGCGAAAAGGCGATAACGAACGATTGGGAGCCGGGCGACCAAGCGTTATGCCAGACTTTCAACATTAGGGCTGGGGTTTACGAGAATGTAAGCAACCGTTATTACTGGCGCGTAGTGTCGGCTGTGGCACAGAAGTCGGCTACCGAAAAGGCATATATCGTTATTACTGCCGATGACGCTTACCGGGATAAAAGCACCGAGAACGATGAACCAATGGCTGGCGACAACATTGTGCTGTGTGGGCATAACACGCTGTGGGATATTGCTAACGGCATTGACCCTACGCTGAACCGCAACCGCATGAATGTTACGATGATTACCACCTCGAAAGAGGAGGGTGGAACTATCGAAGTATATCGCAACATTCACGACTTCTCACTCAATAAAGGCAACGCCATATTCCACTTATCTTCGGACAAGATTTATATGAACAGCCAACGCTTCGAATGGATAAGTGCAGATGGCGAGCGCATTCCTAACGTGATTTATCGTGGCG